GCTTATGCAACAGGATATGACGGAATCCTTCCTACTCTCCTCGGATCATCAAGCGGATTTATCAACAATATCGCTGGCGCCTTCTCGAACACTAACCCTGGAACAGAGTTCCAGACAGTATTCGCTGGTCTCTACAACTCTGTAAAGGCTGATCCAGACGCTATCCTCATCAACGGTTCAGATCGTAAGCAGCTCTCTGACTCAATCAAGGGTGCAGCTAACGCTAACTACCGTCTCAACATCACCCAGGACGAGACCACAGGAGCAATCCTCGGTTCTGTCGTCGGTGGTATCGTCAATGAAGTAACTGGCAAGTCAGTGGATCTAATCGTCCACCCTTGGCTCCCACAGGGCGTAGCTCCAGTTATCTCCTGGACACTCCCAATTCCTGACACAGAGGTTTCAGACGTATGGTCTAACTACCTCGTCCAGGACTATATGGGTATCCAGTGGCCTGTAACTCAGTTCGCTTATGAGTTCAGCACCTACTTCCGAGGTACCTTCTTCTGTCAGGCTCCTGCTTGGAACGGTATCGTTTCAGGTATCACAGCTGCATAGTCGAAAACTGAATAAGATAGGGGGAGGGAGCTTCGGCTCTCTCCCTTTATCACTTTGGAGGCAAAATGGCACGGTTAGTACCACGCGACGGTTTCGTTAAAGAGACAAACATCAAGAGTCAGTCAGGCGTTCGACGCTACAAAGCTGACAAAGGTGGAATGTATGAAGTCTCAAACCCTAAAGATATTGCAGCTCTCAAGAGCCAGGGTTTCGTAGAAGAAAATCTATCTAGGCACACTCCAGGCGACGCTCAACGCGGGTACACTTGTACCCAATGCGGTTTCGGCTCCTGGTTCAGAAAGTGCTCGCGCTGCGGGCATACCTACGAGTCCGCGCCTCGTACGGACGGAGAAATAGAGTATGACAACACCAGTAATAACGAATAACACTCCGTACTACCAGGACGACGAATATCTAAGCGTAGCTGAGTACAAAAACGCTCCTACAGCTATCGACTACAACAATCTAGTCGTCGGTGGCACCCAGGCTCAACAGGACGCTGAGCTTCTGACCGTTATCGGTCGCGCTAGCTCCTGGATCAACACCCATCTCAACCAGTCGCTGATCGCTCGTAAAGTCACCGAGCAGAAGCGTACGCGTATGACTCCCCAGGGCAATCTCATTATCCGTCCAGAGATTAACCCTGTTATCGCCTTTAACTCTTTGAGCTACGGCGCCACACCTACCAATTTAACGGTCGTAAATGACCTCACACCGATCTGGTTCGAGTCGGATAAGGTGATCTATCCAATCGCCCAGACGAGCCTCTCATACAGCTCCCAGGGGCCTCTAGCGTTCGGTTTCCCACCTTCTTCTGGCTCTCAGATTTACGTCAATTACAACTATACCTGCGGTTATGTCGATACAGTCGGCAGCGGTACAGCTGGATCGACCACAGTTACGGTTACTGACGCGACAGGTATTCTTCCTGGGCAGATCCTTAACTTCTACGACGGTCAGTACAGCGAGCGCCTCACGGTATCTCCTAGCTACAGTTACGGCTCAACCACTGTCACGGTGACAACACCTTTGCTCTACACCCACACCAGCGTTACCTTCTCAGGTATGCCTGGAGCTGTTAAAGAAGCTGCGATCCTGGTGGTCACAGACTTCCTCAAGGTTCGCGGTGATAGCTCTATGACTATGGCAGTGACGACTCGACCTACTTCTGGCCCTAGCGTCCAGGACATTATCGGCTCAGATCTTGCTATGGCTAAGGAGCTGCTGCGTCCATTCCGTAAGGTTCGTTAATGGCAGGTCGCGCGGACGTACGAGCTACGCTCTACAACTATCTCAAGACAGCTGGGATCGAGCAACTTAACCAGGTCTTTACCTCGTTTCCTAAGCGCATTAACTACCAGGTCGGAGCTAAACCTGGTCAGCTTTCAAGAGCTGCAGCTGTAATCTTTATCCAGAGCGAGCGCGAAAAGCGTATCGCTATCGGTGGAGCTCATAACGGCTGGAAGCAAGTCGATTACACGGTAGTCCTACAGATCTTTCACCACTCAGTACAAAATAACGCTGAGGACTCTATGGCTGATTTTGATACACTTATAGACAACATCAAGGCAACGCTGCGAGCAGATCACAGGTTCGGTGATACGACTGGAAATCTGGTGTGGCAGGGTGCTGAGCCTGCGATCGACACTCTCTACGGAGAGCCTGTCACGTCAGACAACGGCGCTACTGACACGTTCGCGGAGATCCGCTTTGACGTTACTGAGATGATCCAGGCATAGGAGAATAATGGCAAGCTACACCTACACAGGCGACGCGGTTCGTGAGTTCCCTACGCTTGTACTGACAGTAAATCCAGGCGACACGTTCGACGCTCCAGCTGACTTTACTGCAGCTGACGTAGTACCAGCTTCAGGCAAGAAGGCAGCACCAGTAACACCAGCAGTAGACCCAATAACACCGTCAGCCTCGTCTGACTCAACAGCAGGAGCGTGAATAAGTGTCAGTACAAAATACCCACCGTTCGTACGTCGGCATAGCCAAAGAGACAACTAAGGGAACTCCAGTCGCACCGACGACGTTTATCCCTGTTCTAGCTACAAGCCTCAAGCCTATGGACAAGTACGGCCCACTCTATGATGAAGGCCTACGCGGATCACTCGTTAAGAATTACAACTATATCCAGGGTCGCGGTAACTCTACTTTTGACTTTGGTGGAGCTGCTTTTGCTGACACAATCGGGTTCCCAATCGCAGGTGTTCTCGGAGAAGATACCCTCACAGGTTCTGGCGCTCCATACACCCACACAATTTCGCTCAAAAACACCACAGCTACAGCGTCGGACGCACAGCCAGCTGCTTACACACTGACCGACTTCTATGCAGCTAACGTACGCGCTTACGCTGGTATCCAGTTCCACGATTTCTCACTGAAGTTCACCTCAGAAGGTCTCCTCGAGTACGACGCAAAGGGAACAGGCTGGCTCTCAACTACAGCTTCAACCCCTAGCCCTAGCTTCTCAACAATCTTGCCTACACCAGTCTGGTACGGCACAGTTTCAGTAGCTGGTTCAACAGTCTCAAACGCTGTCACTGGAAACCTCGATATGAAGCGTCCAGTCACACCTATCTTTGGTATCGGCAATACTCAAAACCCTTACCAGGTATTCGTAGGAGCTCTTGAAGTTACAGGCAAGGTCACTTTCCTTATGGAAGCTGATACACAGCTCACTAACTACCTCACAAACACTCAGCCAGCTTTGGTCTTTAACTGGGCTCAAGGCACAGGCGCTGCAGCTACTCAGATCCAGGCAACTCTTACAAAGGGTGCTTACACTGCAGCTGCTATCGAGCGTTCTAAGGAATATGTCGAAATCACAGTAGACATTAACGCTCAAGGTAATCTCACAGACTCAGGTACCGTCGGATACTCCCCTATCAAGTGGGTTATCCAAAACGCTAAGTCCACTTCTTACCTATAAACCCTGGTATCGAGTAGGGGGATCACGGCTGATTTGCCTCGCCGTTGATTCCCCTACTCGGCTTTTATGCCCTAAGATAAGCGCAACCTATTAGGAGGCAAAATGGCAAGCACAAAGATCACGCTCCCATCTGGAGCTACAGTTACTATTAAAGATCCATCTGGTCTACGCGTTAAAGATCGTAACCGTGTTATCAAGGCTGGCGACGGACTCACAGGCGAAATTGCTAAAGGTCTAGCGTTTAGCGAAGCTCTAATCGCCACAATCGTCGAGGACTGGTCTTTTGACCTCTTGATCCCTTCAGTTAAGTCAGATTCTCTTGAAGAGCTCGAGATCGCTGACTACGACGCTTTGGTTAAAGCTTCTGAAGATATTAGCTCGATCCTCTTCCCTACTCTTGCTAAAAATGAAAAGAATGAGGCCGACCCAAAAGCGACTACAGAAAGCTCCAGCGTCTAAAAACAGCGCTTCTGGGCTTTCAACGCCACCCAGATCTGGATTACCCAGACGAGGAGTGGGCTTATTTTAAGTTCGCTGAACGGTTCGGCTGGACACCTAGCCAGGTAGACGATTTACCAGCTGCAAAGGCTGACTGGCTACTGGCGATCGCTGATACCCTAGACGAGGTAAGAAATGAGCAGATCGAGAAAGCGAGACAGTGAGCGATAACTTTCCTGAGTTTCAGGCTGGTATGCAGCGGTGGCTCGGTCGTTTCGATCAAGCTGCTACTGCAGCTATGGGCTTGATAGCTCGCCAGGTTTATATCAACGCAAAGAAAAATGCTGACTCAGCTTCTAATCCACCAGTGCGGGTTACTTCTCGTAATGGTAATCAGTATTACCGATACAACCCGCATATCTCTCCAGGCGACGGTCGAGGCCCTAACAGAGGTACAGGAAACCTTCTTACTTCTATGACATACAGCTCAAGTCGTAAAGGTTTCGGTAGTTATACAGCTGAAGTCGGAGCTGGTGCTGTTTATGCTCGACAGCTTGAATTAGGCGGTGGCAGATGGCCTAGTGGGGTAAAATACCCATATATGGAGCCTGCGCTCACTGGACTGGTCACGTCAGGGCAGATCAGTCAGATTCTGGCGTATTCGTTTAGACCTTTGGGGGGATAGCAAATGGCAGGCGAGATTCCTCCACTAAATATCACCGTCAATCTTGAAACCTCTGGCGTACAAACTGGCGTCAATCAAGCTACAGCCAGTATCAAAAATATCTCAGCTGCAGCTGAAGGAGCTAGTGGAAAGTTCACTGGGCTCAAGACCGTTATGCTCGGTACCTTTGCCAGCTCAGCTATCCAAAAAGGTTTATCGGATTTCGAGGGCTTTCTTAAAGAGTCAGTAAAAGCAGCTGAAGAAGCTCAAGTCACAGTAGCTGCTCTCGGTACGGCTATGAATAACGCGAAGGTCAATACCGACGCTAACCGTGAAGCCATTATGAAGTCCACCGAGGCTATGGGTAATCTCGGGTTCAAGGCTAACGACACACGAGCTGCCTTTACAAAGATGATTACGGCGACTGGATCAGTCACTGAGTCCCAGCGCTTAATGGGCGTAGCTGCCGATTATGCTCGCCTCAAGCACGAAGATTTAGCTACAGCTGCAGCTACTCTCACACGCGGTACGACTGGCGCTATGCGAGCTTTTCGTGAGTTCGGTATTACCCTAGACACTCATATTCCTAAAAATGAAGCTATCGCCAAAGCCTTTGACCAATTAAACGGAAAAATCGGCGGTCAAGCTGCAGCGTACGCTCAAACTTACGCTGGCAAAATGCAGGTTATCGGTGTTCAGACTGAGGATCTTAAAGAAAAGATCGGAAACCTTCTTCTCCCAATTTTGACAAAGCTCGAGAGCTGGTTTATCGGAGCTATGAAGTGGCTTAGTGAGCATAAAGCAGCTATGGAGGCTATAGCTTTCGTAGTGGGTACTGTTCTCACTGCAGTCGTAGTCAATTTAACTAAGCAGCTTTATGCTCAAGCTGCAGCGTGGCTGGCTGCTAATGCAGAAATCGTATTAGTTATTGCAGCTGTGGCTCTTGTAGCTGCAGGTTTCCTCTACCTTTGGAACCATTTTGAGGTCGTTCGTAAAGGTATTGTCGGTGGCCTTCAGCTAATCGTTCACGGTGTTGCCTTTGTTATTCGAGCTCTTGGAGAGTGGGCTAAGTTTCTTGAAAATACAGTGCTTCTGCAAGTAAAACTATTACTTGAAGCGTTATCTCACTTACCTAAAGTAGGTAAATACGCCAAAGAAGCTTTAGATCTATTTAAGGCTGTCCCTGAAGATTTAGGTAAAGCTGCTGACAGCGTAGATCACTTTGCAGACAAAATGGAAAATCTATCTAATAAAAAGATTGACATTAAGTTCCCTAACATTAAAGACGCGTTAGCCACAGCTGGCGGTCAAAGTTCAGGCGATTCTGTAGATATTACTGGCCTTGTCCCAGGTGGCAATATCGACAAGGGAGCTGCTAAAGCTGCAGCTGCAGCTAAGAAACAAGCTGACGCGCTAGCTAAAGCTCAGACTGAAATGACAAAACTCCAGACTGATTATCAAACAGTTCTTCAAGATCGCCAGGACAAGATGGACGCTGCGTTAGCTACAAAACAAGACGCTGACGCTAAAGCCTATGACGCTTATTACTCAAAGATAGCTGACCTACAATCTAAACACGACGACGCTATGCAGGCAGCTCAGGACAATTTTGACACAGCTACGGCTAACGCTCACCAGGCTTACACCGACAAGATGACTCAGATCGACGCCGACTTCCAGCAGAAGCAGGACGATCTTCTCGCAGCTCATAATGACAAGATCGCTTCGCTTCAGCAAGCAGCTGCAGATAAAGCAGTCCAGCTTCAACAGGCTGCAGCTGATAAGCAGCAAGCTATCGTTCAGCAGTCGATCGACCTTCTCACTAGCTCCTGGGAAAGCGCCACAAAGATCGACGTCGGCAAGCTCTTCACCAGCTCTGGCTCAACAGCTGAGGGCCTTAAATCTTCTCTTCAAGAGCAGCTCGACGCTGTTCTCAAGCTACAAAAAGACGCTGGACAGCTTGCAGCTGCAGGTTATACCCAGACCTTTATCCAGGAAGTCCTGGCTCAAGGCCCACAGGTGGGCGACCAGATGGCTCAGTCCGTCCTCAATGCCACACCTGAAACAGCTGCTCAGATCAAGTCTCTTTACGGTCAGATCCAAAACGTTTCTCAAAATGGCTTGGATTCACTAGCTACTCAAATGAACAGCGGTGCTCAGCTCGCTACTCAGAAGCTAATGGATCAGTACGCTCAGGTCGGCGTTACTCTTCAGCAGCAAATGACGGATAACGCGAAAACTCTTCAAGATTCGATCGCTAAGGAAAACGACACTTACGCTAAAGCCTTGGACGCAGCCACAGACGCTCACACAAAGGCTGCAGCTGCAGCTCAGGATACGCTCGATAAAGCGCTTGCCAAAGCTCAAGACAATCTCACTAAGGCTCAAGACGCAGCTAATAAAGCGCTCGCTGACGGTACAGCAGCTGCTCAAGCTACTTTGACTTCTGCTTTGACTTCTGCTCAAGACGCTTACGATAAGTCAATCAAGGCAATTTCGGACAGCACTGATAAACAGCTTACGGCTCTTATGGCAAAAATTGACGCTACAGCTGCAAAGATCCAGAGTCTCGGTGGCACGGTTTCAGGTATCGGCGCTGACTTTGCAAGTAACGGTTCGGCTGCTCTCGCTCAAGGCAACGCCACTGCAAGCGCAGCTGATATAGCTGCTATGAACGCTTATGCTCTTGCTCACGGACTACCTCTTATCGGCGCTACTGGCACTTCTAGCGCAGCTGATTTAGCGTATGCAGGATCTCTCAATTCAGGGACTTATACTGACCAGTCTGGTACTTCTACTTCATATAATGCTGCTATGGCTGCTGCTATGAAACCTGTTTATGTAAATGTGACAAATAACGTCACAGGATCTCCCGATCCTCAAGCTACGGCTGCCTCAATAGTAAGCGCTACTAAGTTCGGAATGGCCTCCCTATGAGCACTGTAACCTCTCTAAATCCCTATTCCTTTGCCTTTAACGGCTTCGTATTCGGTGGGGCCAGCTCTCCATATCAGATCCTCTCTGTAGACGGCTTAAAAGCCCTTCCTAGCCTTCGTATCCAGGACTCAGATCGCGGATACCAGGACGGCACGATCAGCGGTCGAGATTTTCTCAACGCTCGTACCGTGACTATGACTATTCAGATTATGTCTGGTAACGGTCTTAGCGCCCAGGCTAACTACAACCTGCTTCAGGCAGCTCTTCAACCTCAACAAAGTGGCACCTCCCCGCTTCAATTCCAGCTTGCTCCTGGGGATAACTTTCAATATGTGAACGCTCGTGTCCGCAAAGCTATGGCGACGGTCGATCCTGACTACACCTACGGCAAGATCAAAGCTCAATACGAGTTCTATTGCCCAGATCCTCGTTACTACGATTACACCACTCAGACGGCAAATATGACGCCTACACAGCCTCTTGGTCGTACTTACAACCGTACCTATAACCTGACCTTTGGTGGCGGTTCACAGACCCAGACAGCTACGGTGCTCAATAACGGCGATACGACTACCTATCCAATTATTACGATCTACGGCCCAGTAACTAACCCAGTGGTCGGATCGACGACAAGCTCCCAGGCGCTTTCGTTTAATTACACAATGATCCAGTCGGACGTTATTTCGATTAACCTCCAATATAGGACGGTACTGCTTAACGGCAACCCAGCTCGTAACCTGCTCAAAGGATCGTCTCAATGGTTCGCAGCTACGCCTGGCACAAATCTGTTCTACTTCACTGGATCTGCTACGACTGTCGGTCAAACTAACGCCACTGTACAATGGAACAATGCTTACGCTTAAAGAGGAGATCTAATGGCATTACGCACCCCGCCTAGCTGGTTACAAAACGGCTCGCACCCAGCTGAAAACGATCGCCTTAGTATGCAGGCTCTTTACTCGACCACTGGCACTATCGGCAGCTCTTCACTAGCTGTCACCCAAAGCGCTACCCCTGGTATGTCCGTTCAGGTGGCTTCTGGCTGGGCTGCGATCGTCGGTACTACCCAGGCCAATATGGGTGTCTATGTTGCCTACAACGACGCAGCTGCTACAGCTGCAATCGCTACAGCTAACGCTACTAACCCTCGTATCGACCTTATCTGCCTTACCGTCAATGACGCTTACTACACAGGATCGACCAATAACGTCGTCATCAACGTCGTCACAGGCACGGCAGCTAGCTCGCCTACCGTCCCAGCTACACCAGCTAACTCGATCGCTTTGGCTAAGGTCGCGGTCGCAGCTAACGCCACCTCGATCGTTAATGCCAATATCACTGATCTTCGCGTACCTGTAACCAGTAACGTCCTTTCAGCTGTCAATATCGCGGTCAATGCTCAGACTGGTACGAGCTACACCACAGTCCTCTCAGATAACGGATCTCTCGTTACCCTGGCTAACGCCTCAGCTATCGGTGTAACTATCCCTCCTTACAGCTCAGTGGCTTATCCAATAGGAGCTCAGATCTCTTTGACTCAATACGGCGCAGGCCAGGTCACTATTTCTGGTGGAGCTGGCGTTACGATCGTCTCAACAGGCGCTACAGCTTCGACCCCGCTTCTACGCGCTCAATACTCCACAGCTACGGCTATTCAGACTTCTACTAATACCTGGCTCGTGACAGGCGATATAGCGTGAGTAAGCTCGCTTTAGATCCTATAAACGTACCAGCTTTATCAGCTGCGCCTAGCACTCCTACGATTCGGACTGGCGACGTTTATTTTGATACCGTTCAGAATACTTTATTTGTCTATAACGGCAGCTCCTGGGTACAGCTATCCAGCACTAGCTCAAGCGTTTCAGCTATAGACGGCGGTATCTCAGATAGTATTGCTCCCTATACAGGTGGTCGTTCTACTACTACGTCCACTCAGACGGTTAATGGAGGTTCAGCCTAATGGCAGTCGTAACCCAGATTCAGTTTAGACGTGACCTAGCAGCTAACTGGACTTCTTCTAACCCTACTTTGGCAGCTGGTGAGTTCGGCTATGAGACCGACACTGGCAAAGCAAAGATCGGCAACGGATCGAGCACCTGGACAGCTCTTTCCTATGCTTTGACTGGCTCAGCTGGAACAGTGACCTCTGTAGCTGGCGGTACAGGTCTTACAGGTGGAACGATCACAACAAGCGGTACGCTCGCTATCGACACTTCTGTAGTTTCCACCCTTACTGGTGCTCAAACTCTTACTAACAAAACTCTTACGGCTCCAGTTATTACTTACACAATCAACGCTCAAACTGCTTCATATACTCCTGTACTTTCAGACGCAGCAGCTATCGTTACTATGAACGTGGGATCAGCTAACACTTTCTCTATCCCTACAAATGCTTCAGTCGCTTACGCTGTCGGATCACAAATAACAGTTATTCAGATCGGTTCAGGCCAGACTACAATTCAAGCGGTTAATTCTGGTACGACAACTATCGCCTCAGTAGGCGGTACCTCAGCTGCGCCTAAGCTACGCGCTCAATACTCTTCAGCTACAGCGATCAAGGTCGCTACGGACGTCTGGTACGTTGTAGGAGATATTGCCTAATGCCTATTATTCCTGGAATTGTCGCCTCTGGTAAAAGATCTGTCCCAGCTGCTCCTACTATTGGCACAGCTACCGACGTCGGTACTTCACGCGCTTACAACAATGGCGCAGCTACCGTCACCTTTACTGCGCCTACCTTCACTGGCGATTCTCCGATTACAAGCTACACAGTTACTTCTTCTCCAGGAGGCTACACAGCTACTGGATCTTCTTCTCCTCTTACCGTAACAGGCTTGCAGTCAAGCACCTCCTACACCTTCACCGTTACAGCTACTAACGCGATTGGTACTGGCCCAGCTTCTTCAGCTTCTAACTCGATCACAGCTACAACCGTCCCACAAGCTCCTACAATCGGCACAGCTACAGCTGGAAATGCAAGCGCTACGGTCGCTTACACAGCAGGCGCTACTGGTGGAAAAACTGTATCTGCGTACACAGCTACTGCTTCTCCAGGTGGAGCTACTGGTACAGGTGCAAGCCCTATCACCGTTTCAGGCTTGTCTAACGGTACTTCTTATACCTTCACAGTCACAGCTACTAACGCTAACGGTACTTCTACAGCGTCCTCAGCTTCTAACTCAGTAACTCCTGTTAATCCAGCAGTTTCAGTTACTTATCTTGTCGTTGCAGCTGGCGGTAATGGTGGGTGGGGTGGCGTTAGTGGTGGTGCTATGGCTGGTGGTGGTGCTGGCGGTGTACTAAGTGGCACTATGTCTGCCAATATAGGCACTACTTATACAGTTACAGTAGCTGCAGCTCCCGCAACTCCTTCAGTCGGAACAGCACAAATAGGTGCAAATGGCGGTAACTCTTCTTTTGACGTCAATACTGCAACAGGTGGTGGTGGCGGTGCTTGGAATAATACTAGCCCATATTACATAGGGGGCGGTAATAGCGGTGGTTCTGGTGGCGGTGGTACTGGTTCTGGTGGATCAAATAGAGGTTCTGGCGGTACTGGCGTTTCAGGACAAGGTAATGCTGGCGGTGCTGGCGGTGCTAGCTCTCCTAGTGGCAGCGCAGTGGGTGCTGGTGGCGGTGGTGCTGGGTATGTTGGTGGTACTGGTATTGCTGGTACCCCATATCCAACTGGCGGTGGTGGTGGTGCTGGTATAACAACTACTTTGACTGGCTCATCTATTAACTTAGGTGGTGGTGGCTCTGGTTTTGGTTATGGTACTTCTAGCGTTGCTCCTTATGATGGATACAATTATGGCGGTGCTAATGCTGTTACAGGTGCGGTTTATGCTCAAGCTAATACTGGCGGTGGTGGTGCTGGAGTTGGTGCTGGTGGAACTGTTGGTTATGTTGTAGCAGGATCTGGAGTAGTTATTATTAGCGCTTCAACAGCAGCAGCAGCGACTACTGGTTCTCCGTCTGTAACAACCAATGGAAGTAATACTGTTTATCGCTTTACTGGAAGCGGGAGCATAAGATACTAATGGCACACTTCGCAGAAATTGACGACAGTAATATCGTACTTCGAGTGATCGTAGTTCAAGATAACGAGCTGCTTGATGAAAATAACACACCACAAGAGCAAAAAGGTATAGATTTTTGCACTGATCTTTTTGGTGGTAAATGGTTACAAACCTCTGTCAATACTTGGGGTGACACTCATTTTCACGGCGGTACCCCTTTTAGAAAAAATTACGCTGGCGTAGGTTACAAATATGATCCAGACCGTGACGCTTTTATTGAGCCTCAGCCTTACCCTTCTTGGACGCTTAATGAAGATACCTGTCAATGGGATCCACCAGTACCTGCGCCTGTAAATCCTTATACGCCAGATCAGGCTGAGTATTGGAGTTACGGCGCAGTAGTATGGAATGAGTCAAGCAAATCCTGGGATCATATTCAGGAATAGCTTTTTTTAGACCATATTTTTTTGGTGTAATGGTTGATAATGGTTGTACCAAAGTGTTTATCTTCTAGTCTTTGATATTGACCATCTTTAAGGTAAGAGTATTCGGCCTTCCAGTCTGAACGCTTAAAAGGAATAACCTGCACCATAGGCGTACCCTTTTCAAGTATTCCCTCAAAATCTGACTTAAACCAGACTGGGGGTAAAACCTCGATAGCGTTATTATCGGTATCTACTACAGCTGGTATAGCTTGAACGCCAGTCTGACGATAACCAAAGGGCGGTACAAACAGGCACGAGTAACCTTTGGGAGTAATAATTCTCCACTGGTTCATAAACTTAAATACTTGATCGTCATAACCAACAGACGTCTGTACTTCTCGCGCTTGATCTCCGTGCTCTTGAAATACGTCTTGCTGTACGCGCCAGGTAAGCAATTTACCTCGTTCAGTTTTACGCACTTGAACGTCAGCCCACAAAGGAATTATGTATCCGCTAGTCATAGCGTCAAGCATAGGTACGCACTTTTTAGCAGTCGTATTAGCTCTGCGATTTTCTAAAAGAAACTTTTTACCGTCAAAGTTATCGGGTGTTTTAACGTACGGAGTCATAGCTCTCCACCAGTCAGGGACGGCCTGGCTTGCAGGATATGGGCGCTCAGCTACCTCCCAGCCATACTCGTCTCTAGCCTCAAACTTGATAATCTGTTTCATATTGCCTCCTCGTGTAAAGTAGCTCTATGGCTACCTATCGCTACCTCTTTGCTGACCTGCTGACTAACTCGATCCTGGCTGAGCTTCCGCTTACCTCGGTTCGCTTCTCTCAGCAGATTAACTCTCCTGGTAACTTTAGCGCGACTCTACAGCTTGCAGGCTTACAAGTAAATGACCTAAACGTGGCGAACGCCACGATCCCAGCTCGGACGGCTATCTACGTCGATCGTGATGGCACTTTAGTCTGGGGTGGAATCCTCTGGAATCGAGAATATAGCTCCAAAGATCAGACGCTCACGCTCAACGCTAACGAGTTCGAGTCCTACTGGAATCGTAGGCGCATTACGACCGATACGGTCTTTACCAACACGGATCAGCTCACAGCTGTCCAGACGATCGTGACTAACGCTAACGCAGCTACTAACGGCAATATCGGTATCGCGGTCGGAGCTGAAACCTCTGGCGTCCTGATTAACCGTACCTTTTACGGTTATGAGTACAAAACCGTCTTGTCAGCTATCCAGGATCTTTCTAAGTCAGCTACAGGCTTTGACTTTAATATCCAGGTTTATTACGACTCTAACGGAAACCCAGCAAAGCTCCTACGCCTGGGCTACCCTCGCTACGGCAGAAAATACTCAACTACTTCTACCTCAGTGCCTGTATTCGAGCTTCCAGGCAATATCACCGAGTACACCTGGCCCGAGGACGGCTCAACTGCAGCTAACTATCTTTACACGCTCGGAGCTGGATCTAACCCTGGCAAGCTGATCGCTACAGCTTACGACGGTACAAAAACTGCAGCTGGCTGGCCTTTGCTAGAAGAGCAGGCTAATTACAGCGACGTCTCAGATCTGACCCTTCTTGCTAACCTGGCTACAGCTCAGGTCTCGATCGTTTCTTACCCACCGACCACTATCAAGATCACTATGCCACCTAGCTTAGATCCGATTTTTGGCTCGTACGAGGTAGGCGACGACGCTCGTATCCGTATCCTGGACGACCGCTTCCCTAACCAGCTTGATACCGTCTACAGGATTGTAGCTTTCTCTGTCCAGGCTGGCGAAAGTAATCAGCCTGAACTGGTTACAATTTCGCTATCTCTGACGACGAACTGAGGCCTCTATGCCATATCTAAACTTCCCGCCTAATATCAAGGATATGTTCGACGATATTTACGCTCGAATCCGTAAGCTAGAGACAGCTCAGCGCTTTACCGTCCCGATCGTAGCTACAGATCCGACTAACCGTCGTAATGGGGATATGTGGATTAACAGCACTACTAACACTCTCAAAGTCGTGGACTCAACAGGTACAATTAAGGTCGTTACCTGGTCTTAGGAGCCCTATGAAAGCATTACTAGCTTTACTTAATAAAGAGCTGGCAAGCATTTTAGGGTATCTAAGACTCCTCCTAAATATGATCCGTCACTGGGTCTCATAACCCGAAAGGGCGCAAATGAACTTATCAAACGCTGCTAACTGGACTCAAGTAATCTGGGGAGTAAGCACCTTATTCGTGTTTATCGTGACTATGGTGTGGGGCGGGTCAAAAATGTATTTTAAGTTTATGAGCGAGCTCAAAGAGATCAAGAATTACACCTACAAGCGCAACGGTGGGGGTTCAATTATGGACGCCCTGGTAAGGATCGAAGCTCGTAACGAGAAGCAGGATCAGGCTATGCAGGAAAACACACGCCTAACCCTGGAGACGGTTAAAAGCCTGGCAAAGCTAGAAGGTCGTTTTAATAACCATATCGAAGAAGGCAACAAATGACATACCCTTTCGCTCAAGCTAAGCACTACACAGCTGGTCGAGGTGGCAAGGCTGTCCGTATGATCGTTATTCACACAATGGAGACCCCTGAGACAGCTGGACGCGCTCACCAGGTAGCTGACTGGTTCGCTGGCCCTACAGCTCCTCAAGCCTCAGCTCACTACTGCGTAGACAACCAATTTATCTACCAATGCGTCAAAGAGGCAGATACGGCCTGGGCCGTAGACGACTACGACCTTAACCAGCAGTCAATCTCGATCGAGCTTGCTGGCGCAGCTTCTCAGACGGTAGCTCAATGGAACGACGCCTACTCACAGGCTGAGCTCAAGCACCTGGTCGATCTTTCTAAAGAGCTTTGCAAGACATACTCAATCCCAGCTGTACACCTAACCCCTGCCCAGATCCTCGACGGTAAGAGCAAAGGTTTCGCCTATCACTCCGACATAACAGCTGCAAAGAAGATCGCTGGGGGCCACACAGATCCTGGCGTCAATTTCCCCCTAGCTAACTTCCTTAAAGCGGTAAGCCAATGACAGATGAACACGATCAAAAGATTACTAACTCGTATATCGTCCACTTTCCAGCGCACCCTGAGCGTACGGACGACCCGCACTACAAAGACTTCAACGCCTACCGTGAGCGCACCAAAGCCACAGCAGTCTGCGCTATCGGAGGAGCTCGTAAAGATTTCTCTGATTGCTATGGAGGACTAGAGCTTCACCACTCACACGTCGAGTTCAGCCTCCAAAATGGAGTCGATCTCAAGTGGCTAGAAGCTGCGTACCCAGGAATCTCTAACCCAGATGAAGTCGGAGCCTGGGTAGAATCAGCAGACAACCTCGAGTGGCTATGCGAAAAGCACCACAGAGGCGTCGGTGGTATCCACCACGCTTCAGCTAGTGATTTTGAGGCTGAAAAGTACGTCCGTAACCTCATAGGGAAGAAGGAATAATGTTAGAAAAGCTCTCACCTCAACTACGCCACGCTTTGATCGCTCTCCTCGGAGCAGTTTTCGCTGAAGGCGTGAAGTATGTCCACAGCTTGCACCTATCAACACCAGTACAAGCTATCGTCGGCGCAGTAATCGCTTCGCTTACCCTAGTTATTAGCCCACTTACAAATCAGTACGGCATTACCGAGCTCAACGCTGACGGTACGCCTAAAGCCTAAAAATAATGGACACTCCAGTCACGGTATTGCTTCCGCTGTACCGTGACGTGGACTCCCAGGTAGACACTTTTGACCTGGCGTATGAAGGTCTGCTATAGCGTGTCTTAACTCTCTATCTCATATTTAGGGATAGACTCCGCTGCTATGGACTTAGAAGCAGCTCTCAAAAAAAAGGCAACTGTTAAGAATCAGTGTCGAATCAGCACTCTTTTAGCTTCATTAGATGATAAAAACCGTAAAGCTCTTGAAGCAGCTATTAACAGCAATTTAAGCCCCTATGTTATTGCTCGAGCAGTTAAATCCGAGGGATTATCTCTTTCCGAAAACACAATCTACAAACACCGACGGAATGAGTGTATATGCGCGACAAAGTAGAAGAAATCCTAGAAGAGAGGCAAGACCACTATGGAGACGCTGAGCAAGCCTTTACAGCAATCGGCAGAATCTGGGGAGCCCTCCTCAGAATCGACGACATACAAGCACACGAAGTCGCGCTCCTTATGGACGCTCTCAAGTCGGTTAGACTCTTCAACAATCCAGGTCACGAAGATAGCTTTAACGATAAGTACGGATACCTACACCATTACAAAGAAATCGTAGATCGTGGATTTAGAGGGTAAGTTCAACGATCTCCCAGAGGGGATCGAATCAAACGACGTACGAGAGCTACGCCTGGCGCTTATGCGCGTCCAGCAGCAGCTTCTCCAGGCTAAACAGCGCACAAACGAGCTAGTCGAGGTAACTCAGCAAGCAGCTCACGACGCTGTACTAGCTATGGGGCCGATCCTCCCAGTCCAGCCTAGAGACGCTGTTAAAAGCAAGAAGCGAGCTGAGGTAGCTCTTTGGCACCTTACCGACTGGCAGGGAGCGAAGAAAACTCCTAGCTATAACTCTCAAGTAATGCACCAGCGCGTTATGAACTTTGCTGAGAAAGCTGTCAGCATTACCGACATTATGCGAGCTGACCACCCAGTCAATGACTGCGTGATTATGTTCGGTGGGGATATGATCGAGGGACTTTTCAATTTCCCTGGACAAGCGTTCGAGATCGACGCGACTCTCTTTGAGCAATATGTCACGGTATCTAAGCTGATCGTGGACGTCGTTCGATATGCCTTAACAAACTACAACAAGGTCACGGTAGTCCCAGAATGGGGTAATCACGGACGTATTGGCAGCAAGCGCGACAACGTGCCTCGCAGCGATAACTTTGATCGAATGTGCTACGAGCTGGCCCGACAGCTCCTGGCACAGGAGAAACGACTTACCTGGCAAGAATGTCCAGAAGATATACAGCGAGTTCATATTCCAGATCCCACAGGAAAAGGCCCAGGATACCGAGCGCTGTTAATTCACGGTGACGAGGTAGGTCGTAACGGCTTTGCTTCTCCTGGAGCGATCGTCCAGCACGTCGCTAGGTGGCAATCTGGCAGCTATCCCTGGGAGTTTAGAGATGTTTTTGTGGGTCACTATCACACCCATAACGAATGGGCCTTGCCTAACGGCTTAGGCTCGGTCTACCAGACAGGATCGACAGAAAGTGATAATCGGTATGCAGGCGTAATGCTTGCAGCCAGCGCTACTCCGTCACAGCGCTTGCACTTCGTCGATCCTGTTAAGGGACGGACGACAGCTTCTTACAAAGTCTGGTTAGACAAGTGACCGAGCAAGAGCTGTTTAACTTCGTCCGAGAGCTGGGCTATGAAGATCTCACCCAGGCTACGGATCAGTATTCGGTCTGGGACTGCTACTCAAAAAGCAGCAATATCTATGTCGAGCTTAAATGCCGACGGACGCACTACGACAAGCTCTTAATCGAGGAATTAAAGTTCGATCGCCTGGTTAAAGCTGCAGCTGATAAAAATATGATCCCTGTCTATATCTGCTCGACACCTAACGGCGTCTGGGCTTTTAATCTAGCTGGAGCTGAGCTTCCCTGGGTCGATCAGGAAATGCCGACGACGACAGACTTTGAGGACACCAGCAAGAAAATAAAGAGCGTGTCGTATCTTGATATTAACGAAGGTATGCAGCTCGCATAGTAAGTTTCGCCCAATGCCAAAAGGCAGGACAAATAAATAGGTTCACCCCTGGAAACCCCCGAGAGTGCCAGGTGCGCGATATTGACCCTAAGCGCATAAATCAAGCCTCCTTTTACGGCCCTAAAAACCGTATTACGAGGCTTTTTTTATTTCTGAAGTCAGTGTTTTACGTTGTCAAGTATTTTTATTTAACGGCGTGTCACGTCATAACTACGCGTAGCTATCGTCACAAATCTCTAACCTCAAAAACCCAAAAAGTATAATTAGAGGTGTAGGAGAGGAGGTGATATATGAAATACAAAGTGACTATGAATTACACAATAGTCAATCAGCTAACTCCAATGCTGGAGTCGTGCGCGAATCCTGTCGAGGATAAACACTTTCACGGTTTCTGGACAGCTCTTTCCAAAAGCGCCTGGAATGTTAAAAACGCTGGTAAGAAACACTGGAAAATCTCTTTAACTCTCAAGCAGATTAAGGTCTGTAGGGAGCAAGCGTTTCGTCAGTGGGATTACGTCAGCTGGAATGATATGGAGACGATCAAAGCTGACTACCTCAACCGCTACTGCTCAGCTGAGGAGAAGGCCAGAGGTCGAGAGATCCTGAAGGACTGCTACAGGGATCGAGCTGCGCTCAAGAAGTTGATGGACGAGTGTGACGAGATCTTGCAAAAGACCCCAGACGAGGCCTAGTCGCCTGGGATCTGAGCCCCTGCCTAACGGTGGGGGCTTTTTTTAGTCGTCGTCTGGGTCGGCAAAATCGGTGTGGAGACTCATCACCGTAATATCTATGTCGTTAGCCTTTGCTGTCGCTACAGCTTCCTTAAACACGGAAAGAGTGCGAGCAGTCAGGTCGTCGAGACCGTCAGGATATGTCAGCTCGGTCTGGACGTTCACAGAAAGTCCACCCAAAATAATTTCTACAGATGAAAAGGCCATAGCCATAGTCTCCCACTCCTTACAGGACAGACACGCCCGACACGGTAGTTGCCAGGGTGTAATTCTCGGGATAGATTACACCCGACCGAGCCCAAAGGTGGCTCCTAAGAAATGAGGCAAAAATGGCTCCAAACTACAAAGGCCCGCTGGACTATATCGACGTAGCTACACGGATCGTCGAGTTCCGCGAGAAGTTCCCTACTGGATCTCTCCAGCAAGTCAAGTACGAGTTCGTCCAGGTAGCAGGCAAAGACTGGATCGTCTACACAGCTGCAGCTTTCCGTACCCCAGACGATCTCCGTCCAGGAGTCGGCACAGCCTGGGAGCCAATCCCAGGGCCTACCAATTTCACCCGCGACTCAGAGGTGCAGAACGCGGAAACGGCTGCTTGGGGGAGGGCCATAGTTGCTGTTTTAGCAGCTGATACTCGTAAGGGTATTGCCAGCTCCGAGGAGGTTCGTAACCGCCAGGAAAAGACAGCTGACGTTAAGCCAGCTCTGGCAGTAGTCCCAAAGCCTAAAGCTGCAGCTCGTACCTATACAGATGATGAACTGATCTACGGCGTGGCGATTATGGCTGAGATCGAAGTTACTACCGATCGCCAAAAGCTGCGTGAGCTCTGGACGCGGGAAAAAGATTTCCACGAAATGAAAGTCAATGGCACCACAATTTTAGACGCGATCAACGCTAAGGCAGCGACACTTACAGAGGAGACAAAATGAGCGACAAGCAAAAAAAGTTCGAGCCCTCAATGGGCTGGCTAGTAGCTATCCAGTATCAGCAGGTCGCAGTCGATCGTCTAGCTAAAGAGCTTAACCTCACTAACGTCGAAGTAGGCCAGGCGCTCGAGCGCTCTGGTTATCTACTTGAGCCAGATCCTTTCGGCTACAGCTCTGACACCTGGAAGGTGCTCGAGATCGAGAATCGTAAGCTCGCAGCTGTACCAGACGTCAATGAGTGAGCCAGTTACTACCCCTGGTGGGGTCGAGCGACAGCTAAAGAAGCTCAGCGATCTATTGGACGAGAGCCACACGGATCTAGTCGCAGCTGAGAATAACTACGCTATGACGAAATCGACGTACGAAATCGCACTAGCTAAATCTCGAATTGCACTAGCTTCTAAGTCAGCTCCTAACGGTAAGAATTACACCGTCCAGGAGCGAGAGGATATGGCGCTAATTGAAAACCAATTACTCCACGTCAAAATGGGAGAAGCTGACGCACTCGTCAAAGCTGCTCGAGCTAACTCGGTGAGGATTAAAACTCAGATCGACTTAGCTCGATCAGTGGGGACTCTCGTACGAGCTGGTTTTGATTTATGAAGTTCAAGCGCGTCCGACGCAAAATGGAAAAGAAGCTCTCAAAGTTCGTCTGCGACAAATGCAAAGAGCGCTGGGCTGAAACAAAGAAAGCTAAACACGAGCCCTGCTTTGACTTTCTCGTAGCAATAGACATAGTTAGGAAAACAAAGTGAATCAAATTGCTATGCACGATCAAGTTTTAACCTATATCCAAAATGACTCGCTGCACACAGAAATCGACGGTGGCCTGAGCTTTGAGATCCTGGCTCACCAGTTCGAGCATTACTGGCGCCAGCGGATCGCTCGAGAGCTCGACTTCTTAGAAGAGCCTACGAAGATCAGCTCCGATTATTACAACGCTGCTCGACGGACTAAGACAGCTGCAATAGCTATAGCTGCGAAAGGACTTCCTGGTGGACTTCTCTAACCTGCTTGCTAAGTCGCTGACGGCTTACGACAATTCCAGGGATCGTTCGACTCAGGTGGAAATCGGGCCATCACAAATCGGAGGCTGTCGGCGCCAGGTTTATCACCAGCTAGTCGGTACACCTGAGACCAATCCCAATACAGAAGCTCTAGCTGCGATCCTGGGTACTTTTATCCACGCAGGTATAGCTGAGGCCATCAAGCGAGAAGATCCGTTCGGTGACAACTTCTTAATCGAGCAGGAGTTCGCAGCTGGTGATCTCAAAGGTCACGTCGATCTCTATATCAAAGATCAGAAAACGATCGTGGACTGGAAAACGACAAAGCTCAAGTCGCTGCGTTACTTTCCGTCAGCTCAACAGCGTATGCAAGTACAGATTTACGGCTGGCTGTTATCAGCTAACGGCTACGAAGTAGAAAACGTAGCTCTCGTAGCTGTACCTCGTGACGGTGAAATGGCTCAGATCAAAACTCACGTCGAGATCTACGATCCAGAGATAGCTAAACAAGGCCTAGCCTGGTTAGCAGACGTTAAAGCTCTCGCTCTCTCCAGCGAGTCGCCACCAGCTCCAGAGAAGGACGCACTATTCTGCGTCAATTACTGCAGCTATTACGACGCGACAGGAGAAGTGGGTTGCCCGAGTACACGGAAATAAACTGGAAAGACGCAGCCTGCGCTGGTATGGACGTCGAAGTCTTTTACAGGCTCGAGGAGATTAGATACCCAGATCCTGAGATCTACATTAAACCTCTTAGAGCTCTATGCGCTTCTTGCCCATTATGGAAAAGCTGTTTATCGTATGCAGCTTCTCACGAGTTTTACGGCTGGTGGGGTGGTATGGATACGACGGAGCGCCAGGCGCTTATTAACGGTGGCAGGACAGCCACCAGGCTTAGGGTGTACGAGGACTTTGAGCAGCTAGGGATAACTCGGTCAATGATCCACGAGGCTTTGGAGGAAAGATGAAGAATAAAAAAGAAATGTCGATTGACGAGGTTGCCTGGCTGATGTTTTTAGACACTCCTTTCGTCGAAGTAATCGGGTTTTTATCTACGATAGATTACAAAATTAAGATCGTAAAGAAATGACGTCACTGCCATATATGCAGCTGTACACCTCGGACTACCTGGCTGATACAGCTCACCTCACCACAGAAGAGCACGGCGCTTACCTGCTGCTGCTAATGAATTACTGGCAACGCGGGAAACCGTTAGATAACACTGACGGTCGCCTGGCACACGTCGCTCGTTTATCAGCTGAACGCTGGAAAGCTGTTGAGCCAATCCTTGCTGAGTTTTTTATGATCGAGGGTACGACCTGGGTTCAAGCCAGGATCGAGCGCGATCTTGACAAGATCCGAGACAAATCAAGCAAATTGGCAGCAAATGGTTCAATCGGTGGAAGCAAAAGGCAAGCAAATGCTAAGCAATTGCCAATATATGAAGAAGAAGAGGAAGATAAAGAAGAAGATGAAGATAATAAAAAGACTTCTTCATTCGACGCTTTCTGGACTGCTTATCCACGCAAGACTGCTAAAGGCGCTGCTACTGCTGCCTGGGTTAAAGCTCTTAAGAAAGCTACAGCTGAGGAAATCATCAAAGCTGCACACGCCTACCGTGACGACCCTAACCGTGACGAAGGTTTTACGGCTCACGCAAGCACCTGGCTCAATCAGGAGAGATGGCTAGATGGCCCTTTGCCTCAAAAAAGCCTTCCAGCAGGGTCTAGAGGCTCTGACACGAGGCCGACAGTGTTACCACCTCGGTATAGCGCAGATGAGGCTCCTAAAGGCTCTCCAATGCCAGAAAATATCCGACAGCTTCTCGGTGTGTCTGAGCGCACACAGATTACTTAAATGCTGTACCCTTACAGTAATCATTACACCCAGACGGAGGAATAATGACAAAGCTCGTAGCTCCAGCAGCTGTTCAGTACGGCGACCAGGTGTCTATCAACGGACACGCCTGGATCGTCAAAGAAGTCTCAGGCCCAGACAGTATCGGCACCTACGATTTCTACCTCACTGACGGTCAAGCTGAAAAGCACGAAGTCGTCGCTGACGTGGTGACACTCGTACTTTAACCTGCAATACTTACGCGGTGATTAGCTTCCGCGTAGACGGCCTTCCAGTCCCCCAGGGGTCTATGAAGGTTATTCACGGACGCGTAATCCATAGCCAGGGCTCAGCTCTGGCTGTCTGGCGCTCTACTATTGGCTATGCAGCTAAAGCTCAACACGCAAAGCTGATCGAAGGCCCAGTAGCTATGAAGCTTGATTTTTATATGCTCAAGCCACGCACGGTAAAGCGCGATACGCCGACCGTCCCACCAGACCTCGATAAGCTGATCCGAGCAGTATTAGACGCTTTAACTGGAATTGTCTATCTTGACGACGCCCAGGTGGTCGAGATCCACAGCTCTAAAAGCTACGGCGAGCCTGGCCTGGATCTCACAATCTCCCAAAAATAAATTAAAAAATATCTTGCAACCTGCTTGACAGGGTAGGTGTAACCGTTACACTTAGAGACGTAGGGGCAGGAACCCCGACAGAAAGCAGGAAAAAAATGGCTAAGGTAGCTAAGAAAGTTCAGTTAAAAATCGTTGAAAAACAATTCTTTTTTGAGGTCGAGCTTGTAAATGCTGTTGTCAGTGAAGCTCGTGCTAAAGCTCTTGTGAAGCAGTACGAAAAGGCTTTCCAGGGAATCAAAGTCGAGATGAAGGTGGCTGCATAATGTTCTGTAAATACTGCCAGGCAGAAGTCAAAGTAAGTCAGTATGAAAATCTAGGTTATTTAATTACAAAGTCAGTCTGCGTTAATTGTGAGTCCACTGTTTCTAAGTTAGAGGAGATCAAATAATGAGCCAGGTATTAGAAGCTAAGAAAATCGAATCTATGGCAGACGTCGAGATCGGACATATTCTCAGTGCGAGCTGGGGCTA